TGGTTGTATTTGGGGACAGTTGGACCTTTGGTGACGAGTTAATGGCACCGGAGTTGGCAGATCGATCAGATCGTTATACGGCGATGCCCGAGAATGATCAATATCGCCTACAGCACTGTTGGGCTCGCCACGTAGCTGACCGACTTGGATTAGAGCTAGTCAACTTAGCCTTCAATGGCATGAGTTTACAAAGCATGATTTGGACCGCATTATGGTGGGTCAACAATCACGATGTATCTGACAGCCTAGTAATAGCAGCACTTACACTAGATCATAGAACCAGTTGGTATCAGGACAATGTACCCGGTCGAACCCCAGAATGGAATATGCACATGCATTCGGCCTGGGAACATACATCTGGGCCCTGGAAGGAAGTAAAACAAAATTACTTCCAGTATAGTCAGGGAGACATGCTGGATCAATATCAACGACAGCAAACGGTGTTATGTTTTGACAGTATTGCTGATCGCTATCAAATACCAGTAGTACAATTTGATATACATCCTGATCAAACTCCATATTATGGAAAACAACATGCTTATGTTGGCGAAGCTGCCTGGAATTGGATCGAAGATAATCGAGCAAAGAACAAACACCCTAACGAACAAGGGCATGTTTTGATTGCTAACAGGTTGATTTCTTGGATAGAATCTGTTAAACTTATGAAGTGATAGATCTACTTGCTTATTTGCCGGCTCGACGAAAACAAACCTCTTCGGGTTGGCTCAGTTTCAACGCACCCTGTTGTGTACACAACGGGCAGTCGGCTGATCGCAGGCAGCGTGGCGGGATCAAGGCAACACCCGATGGCTGGAGTTTTCATTGCTTCAATTGTCGATTTACTGCAAGTTGGCAACTGGGCCGTAACCTGAGCATCAAAGCTCGTAAATTTCTAGGTTGGGTAGGAGTGGCAGAACATGATATTGAAATGCTCAATATCGAAAGCTTACGGCACCGCAGCATACATGGAATCATCGAGGATCGACAGCGAACAGCTGAACTGCTACTAGGTGTTAAGTTTAAAGAACGCGACCTACCACCGGCTGCCGAACTACTTACCCCCGAGCATGGTGAGTTTTGGCAGTATGCTCGTAAGAGATGTGTGCCCGAAGACTTTCCCTTAATGACACAGATACGCAACGACGGCGTTCATTGGACTCGTCCACACGTGATTGTGCCATTTACATATGATAACAAGATTGTGGGTTATGCTTGTAGGTTCATAGACAACAAACAACCAAAGTTCATAAACGATACACAACCGGGCTATGTGTTTGGTACAGATTTGCAGCACGCCGCCTGGCAACATGTGCTAGTCATGGAAGGCGTATTTGATGCAATCTGCATCGGAGGTGTTGCGGTATTGCACAACGATATTAACGATGCACAGGCAAGGCTGATACGAAACCTAGGGAAAGAAATCACTGTAGTCCCTGATCATGACAGTGCGGGTATGGCCCTAGTTGACCGTGCAGTAGAACTAGGATGGGCTGTGAGCATGCCCGATTGGCCCCCGGGGATCAAAGATGTTAACGATGCAGTAGTCACATTTGGCCGTTTGGCCACACTGCTAACTATAATGCAGGCTAGGGAAACTAGTCGAATCAAGATAGAACTAAGAAAGAAGAGCCTTGTTAAACGATTCTGACAGTATCTGGTGCCCTGAAGTGTATCGTAGTATGTTTGTTGACCGACATAACAATGACCACATCCGTGTTGCTCCTTGTTGTCAATCTAGCACTAGCTTAGAACCATCTGCTGGGTTTAATTTTAATACAAGTATCCATCTAACACAACTTAGAGAAAAATTTAATAGTGGAGAACGTCCTGTTGAATGTAACAGGTGTTGGCAAGCAGAGGATTTGGGCCATAAAAGTCGACGACAAAGCGCGATTGAATTTTTTCAACTACCTGCAAATGATTGCTCGACGGTGTTACAAAGTATTGATTATAATGCTACATGGGCATGCAATCTTGCTTGCATTATGTGCGGTCCCGAGTATAGCAGTGGCTGGGCCAAACAAGAAAATCTAACCAAGAGTGAACTGAAAGTTATTGGCCGCCACTTTCGAAATAAGAACAATTTTCTTGATTGTGTTGATCTTACAGATATCAAAAAAATACATTTCAATGGCGGAGAGCCACTACTTAACGACGATCACACCGACATGTTGTTTGAGTTAGAGCGACAAGGAGTGTTAGAAAATATTTTTATAAGTTATAATACAAATGGCACAGTAATGCCTAATAAAAAAACAATAGATTTATGGAGTAAGACTCGGTTAGTTAAAATATTTTTTAGTGTTGACGCAGTTGGTTCGGCTTTTGAATACGTGCGCTGGCCTGCAAATTGGGGACAAACTAGTAAAAATATTAGTAATATGAAACAATTACTTCCGGGTAATGTAATGCTCGGACTTAACTTGACTGTGGGCAGCTATAATTTGCTTGAGATAGATGATGTCTGGTCGTGGTTTAATCAAACTATATCTACTAACAAAGAAGGTGATAAGTCAGATTTTTGTTGGCAATTCGCCGATAACTTTGATGTAAAATTTCTACCACACCAGATAAAAATCGAGGCCATACGTCGTATTGAATCAATTGAGATGCTAGGCGGGATTGTTGCATATCTCAAAACAACATTAGATCATGAAGAAAATTATACGTGGTTGCACAAATTGATAAAACTTGATTCTGTCCGTGACACTAATTGGAAAACTAGTTTGAGAATAGCAAAATTTATTAAGAAAGATGATCTGTGGTAAAACACTACAACAAGCTTTGGGTATTTGGAGATAGCTATTCTTCCCCGGGGATTTGTGTTGACCCACAGGATAGTTTTTGGGGATTAACTGCACAACAAGCCGGCATTGGCACAATAAAAAATTGTTCTCGGCCAATCAATAGTTTCGATAGTGTGTGTCACTTGCTGATTAGCATGCAAGAACACATTGATTGGGGGAACGATTTAGTGCTAGTTGGAATTCCGCCATTGGAACGGATTACAATAGTTGATAACAATACTACTCCTTTGTATTATGGACATACTATTAGAACTGATAACTGGACAATTGACCAATTTGAAATCGACTATCATTATGGGTTAACTGGGGTACAAAATTATGGTTTTGATAAGCAATTAATTGTGCATAGCAACCGAGCCTGGTTAGAAACACAAACCCTACGAACTATATTTTTATTAACGACATGGCTTGATTCGCTGAACGCTAATTACATGATACTAAATTTAAGCAAGGATTTCACTACCAAAAAGTGGGCTCCTAGTAATTTTGTATTACCGTACTGTGTCAATCATCCTAGATGTATCTTGTTCAAGAATACATACTATAGCATAAACATCGGTGTTAACTGGCCGGCTGACAGCCCCAGTAGTAACAACTGGCACGGACATCACGGCCCTGCTGGCAACAAACACTATTTTGAGAATTCATTGTTACTTGCATTAAAGAGGAATAAGCTTTGCTAAAAGAATACGGGTCGGATGTTCAGAAGTTGTTTTTGGAGATGATGCTAGAAGATGCATCTAGCTATGTTCGCGTCCAGAATATCTACAATCCCGAAAACTTTGATAAGAGTCTACGCCCTGCTGCTGTGTTCATTAAGGAGCACAGCGACAAACACAAGACCATGCCGGATCGCCTGCAGATATCTGCCACAACAGGGATCAAGCTGCAAGCAGTGCCGGACTTGAATGAGGGGCACTTTGAATGGTTCATGGAAGAGTTTGAATCGTTTACCCGTCGGCAAGAACTTGAACGGGCAATTTTAAAAGCAGCAGACTTGTTAGAAAAGGGCGATTACGATCCCGTTGAGAAACTGATCAAGGACGCAGTGCAAATCAGCTTGACCAAAGACTTAGGCACAGATTACTTTGCAGATCCGGCTGCACGGATCAACAAGTACTTTAACAGCGGCGGACAGGTCAGCACAGGTTGGCCACAACTGGATAGATTGCTGTATGGTGGATTTAGCCGCGGAGAACTAAACATCTTTGCAGGTGGATCAGGTTCAGGCAAGAGCTTGGTCATGATGAACATTGCACTGAGCTGGGTGCAGGCCGGACTTAGTGGAGTGTATGTTACCCTGGAACTTAGTGAAGAGCTGACCAGTTTGCGTACAGATGCCATGCTGACCAGCATGAGTACCAAGGACATTCGCAAGGATATCGGTACAACTGAGCTTAGAGTCAAGATGATAGGCAAAAAATCTGGCAACTATCAGGTCAAGGGACTCCCGGCACAGAGCAACATCAATGACATTCGTAGTTTCTTGAAAGAGTATCAAATCCAAACTAACAAGCGTGTGGACTTTGTCATGATTGATTACTTAGACTTGCTGATGCCGGTCAGTGCCAAGGTTAGCCCCAACGACTTGTTTGTCAAGGACAAGTACGTGAGTGAAGAACTACGCAACTTGGCCAAGGAACTGGGCGTACTGATGGTAACTGCAAGTCAGTTGAACCGTAGTGCTGTAGAAGAGAATGAGTTTGATCACAGTCACATTAGTGGAGGCATTAGCAAGATCAACACAGCAGACAATGTGTTTGG